TTTCTGTTGTTGTTTGTGGTTGTTCTGCTGTAAGCGTAGTAGTTGTCTGCGTTACATCAGGTTGAGCAGATTGCTCAGTTGTCTGATCCATAGATTACTCCTTATGATTGATCATGCTTTTTATAAATAACAGAACTGTTCTCTGTCCTTCAAAAAAAGCGGTCTCGTTGGTGTCGCCTTTACTAAATGTTGTTACATTGTAAAAGCATCTTTTTTCTAAATCATCCATGACTGCTTTAGCGTCATCTGATCCAAAAACTATTTTATATTTTTTTATTAATTCTAAAAATTTTTTATTATTATTAAGATTGTTGTTCTGTTGTTGCATTTGTTACCGCCTGTACTGCTGGAGCAACATTTCTAGCCATCTCACTTTCAGCCATCTGTTGTTGCATCATTGCTTGTTGTTGTTGTGCTTCGGCTTTCTGTTGTGCTATTTCTTCTACCTGAGCTTCCGATCTAATCATCGTTGCTGGTAATCCTAATATTTGTATTAAACTTTTTATTAATCCTGGAGGATCTATATAATCTAATGATTGAGGAGCTAATTGAGATATGTTGCCAAACAACTCTAATCCTTTAACTATCGCATTAAGCTCTTGTCCTTTTTGAGCTAAAGCTGCTGGACTTACATATTCAACATCTACTTCTTGATCTAATAGTATTTCTGGAGCTTGAGGAAATAATTTTCCTCTCATCATTATATTAAAAATTCTAATAATTAGTGGCTGTAATAACTCTGACTGTAATCTTGAAAGAGCTGGTCCTAGAATACGCATTTTCTCTTCATTTCGTTGTACGACTTCAGTTGCAGTCATATTACGATTTTCAGTAATTAGTAATTGATCAACATGAAAAGTTCGAGCAATAGCTCTTCTTCTTTGCTCTTCCATATTTAAACCTAGTGGATTGTTTGCACCAATGTTTAAAGTTTCAATTCTATCTCTTGAGCCAGCTCTATAATAATTAATAGATCCTGGAGACATTCTTATAGGTAAAAGCATACTGTCGTCTGGTACTAAGAGAGGTGGATCGACTTGCTTTTGTGCAGCTTTCATTCCAACTTCAACCATCTTATTAAGAACTTTCACATCGCTTAAAGAGTTCATTCCAGGAGATCTTCCATAAATCTCATTAGAAGCTTTTAAATATCTTGGAACTACATAAGGAAATTCTTTAAAACCACCTATTGAAATAATATGTCCAGTAGAAAACTCAAAGTAAACAGAAGTAAAAGGCATATTCTTTTTATCTTCTTTTCTTGGATTATAAATATCTCTTGGTTTAACAACATGTACTAAATCAATATCTTCAAAAGGAGATTTCTTAAATGTATTTAAAACTTCTTTACTTAAATTTTCAACTCCGAATTTTTCAACAGTTGCTTTAGCTGACATTTTAAATCTTCTATAAATGCAATCGACTAAACCTTTAGCATTTTCTGAAATATAAATTTCTCTAATATGTCTTGAAGAAAATCTAATAATACTTTCTTCATCTTCTTCTATTTGTAAACAACTTGTACCAAACGCAATTAAATCAAAATACGTTTCGAACACCTCCTGTTGGAAGTTAGATCTTGAGATTGCAAGATACATTTTATCCGTAACATCTTCTAACCACTCTCTAGCTTCATCATTTTCATTAACAGCATTTTCTTTAAACCTTAAAGCAAACCATCTATTAACAGAGGAAGTAAGCATACCATGCAAAGAACTTGCAAGTAATTCCATTGAATGCGTTGCAGTACCATCGAAGATTTGAGTATGTCTTTTATCTCCTCTTGATCTAACTTTAGTTATGTCTGCTTTTCTTGGAAGCATATAATCAGCAACTTCTTGCCAATGGCTCTCCCAATTAGATCTTCTTTCCATTAATCTGGAAAGATCATCTTTTAAAGTTTTTGCTAGATCTCTATATTCTTGCTGTTGCATTATCTTCTTTTTTTAGCAGTCTTTGCTGCTCTTCTAAATTGTGAAGCAGTAGGTCTGCCTTTTTGACCAGCTTTTCGCATTTTTTCTTTGCTGCCTTTTTTAATTCTTTTTCGTTTCGCATGTATATTTGCGTAAAGTCCACGTCTTGCCATAATGATTAACCTAGTAGTTTTTTCTTAGCTAAGGTGTAGTCGTCATCTAAACCAGTAGCTGAAGTTTTGTTTGTTGTTCTTCTTCCTTTTCTTTTGTTTGCTAAGAGAGTGTCTGTAGTATTTTTCTTAGCGTCTTTAGTTGTCACTGTATTAGTTGCACTTTTTTGAATTTCGTTTGGTCCTGTAGTTGTTGCAGAACCAGTAGCATTTTTTGCTAATTCAATTCCTTGATTTTGGTTTCCATTTCCACCACCACCTTGAGATATTGTATTACCATAAGCATCTGTTTTGCCAGTTTGCCTACCAGACATATAATTATCATACATTTTTTCTTGTTCAGTTAAGCTCATTTTTTCAAAATCAGATTTAGTAGTTCCTCTAAAATTCTTAGATCCTAAAACTTCGTCTGTAAAAAAATCTCTGTTTACTCTTGATCCAGCTTGTAATGGTCCAGATAAAAGTGATGCTACCGCATTAACTGCCATTGATGGAGTGTTAACTCCTTTTGATATATCTTTAGCACCTTGATTTCTAAATTTATTTCTTTTTGACGCTTGTCTTGCATCAGCTGCAGTTCCATAAGATCCATCAGTTTTTCTTCCAGCTGGTCCTACGTTTCCTGAAGATGATGATTTATTACTTCTACTTCCGAAAAATCCCACTTACGCCTCTAATAAAGTTTTCTGGTTTAAATCTTCTTCATCAATTTCATTAAGACCAGATTGACCAGTAAGAATTGTAGATTGTCTGCCTCTTCTATTTTTAGATGCTGATTTTAATTTTCTAGCTTCTTCAAGTTTTCTTTCCTCTTCATCATAGTTAGGAACTTCGGCTGGCTCAGGCATTATAATATCTGGCATCTTCGGCTCTTTAGGAAAAAATATTTTCTTGATAAAAGACATTATTAATTACCTTTTATTAAATTTAAAATTAGTTGTTTGTTCAACGACAGTTTCTTTTCCGCCTGGACCAACATTAACAATTCTATGTCCAATATTTTTTTCGTTTTCTGGACTTAATCTAATTTTTATAATTTTTGGTTTCTTTTTAGAAGTCTTGTAATAGTCTGACATTTTATCTCCTTAAATAATTTGGTAGCTACTTTCAGCTACTCTTTGTAAGTTTTTGTTTGTTATTTTATTTTCTTCTAAACCAGTTGCTAAACATCTAAGCGCATCACAAAAATGTGAGCTGAAGTCATGTACGGGTTTAATTTTATAAACTCTTTCCTTATCATTAAATTTTCTATGATAATGTCTTAGAGCTATAAGTAATTTAGAACAGTGATCACTATCAATTTTACATCTAGGTAAAATCATTTTGACAGCATGTATGCCATCTTCTAATTGTAATCTTGGTGCAATCCTAAACTTAATACCAAGTTGATAAGCAACTTCTCTTCTTGTTTTGCCTGAACTAAATTCTGTTTGGTCTATATCGTGCGGTGCATAATGCTTATCATACACATACGGTTTTTCTTTTAGTATTTGAACATAATGAGGTAACGCTTCATTAGAGTTCTCATAGCAATCAATAATATGGATTTGATGGTTTATCAGTTGGAAAAATATAATTGATGTACTATCGTTAAAACCGAGATCTATTGCAGTTGATACTGGATAAGCTGGATCATAAGGTACAGATCCAATTTGACCTTTATCGTCTATTTCTTGAACTAAGTCGCCATAGATTGAGCCTTGTATATTACCAATAAAAGAGCATTCAAATTCCTGGTCATACTTAGCTTTACCCATAACGGATAGAGCCGCATCTAATTCTTCTTGTTCAACAATCTTTGTTTGAGAAGCTTTAGCTTTATATAAAAACCATTTATCATCCGCTTGAGCTTTATTATAATAGTCATAAAATATATTGTTCATTCCTTTTGGTGTTCCAATTAGAAACATTTTTCCGCGCCTGTCACTTAGAGCTGGAGTTATTACTTCATCAATTAAACCTTGAGAGATCTGCGCTACCTCATCTATTGCGCAAATATCAAGATAGATACCACGAATACTGTCAAAGTTTTCGCTAGACAATAAAGTAATTCTTGAACCATTAATCAAATCGCAACGCAATTCACTTTCATTCCATTTAGTACCAGGAATATTTTTTGTATAATATTTTAGGTAATCCCAAGCGATGCTCTTTGCCTGTTTAT